TATGTAGATCTTTTACAATTAGTATTAATAACTGTGATCGGTGCTTACTTCGGTGGTAGATCACTAGAAAAAGTAAAAAAATAAAAAAATGAAATATTTTAACATAAGAATAAAACCAAACTTAGCTTCAGGCGGTGTTGACAAGCTTATTGACAGTAATAAGACTAATAATCCGATGCAAGCTGGTGATTTAGTTTTTGACTGGACAGAGTTTTATATTCCAAAAGGAGCTTCTAAATTAGAAAACGTTTCAATGTATATGAATGGTATAGACGGCGGGGTTTGTGCAGCTGGAGACTTTCACCTTATATTTGCTAGAGATATAGACGGTGTAGCGCCTGTGTCAGCTGGAACTATAAATGCAGCTGGTATGACAACTGCCACTAATTTAGCAAGTAACTTTTTAGGAGGTGTAGTTTTAGAAGGAACAGCTGCTGGAGTTGGTAAAGTAAAAGGACCTTCTCACGGATCGCTTTACGGTTTAACGCGTGGTGGTGGTACTAACAATGGTGGTGGACCTATTCAAGCTAACTTATTAGTAGATGGTGAAGAAACTTTAGCTAGACCTGGTTTTCAAAGAGTATATGTATGTGGTGTTGCAGATGGGGCTTTTGGCTTTGGAACTGGAGTTACAGCTGATGGTGCTGTTACAAGTGATACAGCAACAAGTTTTGATGTTACAGGAACAAACGCTATGAAAATTTTTCAAGTAGGTGACACTGTTCATCTTCATGATGTAAACGATGCGCTTGGAACTGTTAAAGCAGTTACCTCTACAAGTATTGAATTAAATGCTGCAATTGCAAATGGTACAGACATAGCTAACGCAGACGAAATAATAAACGCAAATCCTATAAAAATATTATTAGGATTTTCGCAAGCATAAATAAATAAATTAAATTAACTTAAATTAAATAAAATGGCAAGAAAGAAAAAAGAGGTTGTAGACCTTAAACCTACAAATGTAACTGAAGAACAATTAAAATCTATACAAGAAGTTGTTTCTCAAATTAATCAATATAATTTAGAAATAGGTAGAATAGAAGCTAGAAAACACGGCTTACTTCATGGTTTAACAGCTACTCAAGAAACTTTAAGTGGTATACAAAAAAAGCTTGAAAATGAATATGGTACTGTTAATGTAAATATAGAAACTGGAGAAATAAACTACGATGTCGAAGCTAATAAGAAAAATTAGTATAGGCAAAGATTATAAAAATGACGCCATGCACTATGCCGTTGGGCAAGAGGTGTATGGTGGTCATATTATATGTGATATATTAGAAGAACAAGAAAAGTATAGTGTTTACATTAAAAAAGGTAAAGATGTTTTGCCTTGGAAAGATTTTAATAAAAACATGGCTGTATCTGTTGAATATAACTTGCAATACTAATGCAAAGCGTTTACAACTTTGTTGTAACGCCTATAGGACAAAGATATAATAATATTAAAAAAATAGGTGATAAAGAGTTAATACTTAACACTGAAAATTTTAATCATGAATATGTTAATAGATTAGCTAAAGTTATATCTACTCCTAAAATAGGTGATACAAACGTAAATGTAGGAGATGAAGTTATAGTTCATCACAATGTGTTTCGTAGATGGAAAAATGTTCATGGTATAGAAAAAAACAGTAGAAACTATATAGACGAAAATACTTACTTACTACAACCTGATCAACTTTTTTTATACAAACAAAACGATGTTTGGCAAGTACCAAAAGGTTATTGTTGGCTACAGCCAATAAAAAATAAGAATAAGTTTAGCATAGATAAAGAACAGCTTGTAGGTATAGTTAAATATACTGACGGTACTATAAATAAAAATAGTTTAGTAGGTTTTCATACTAGCGGTCAATATGAGTTTATTGTTGATGGTCAAAGACTATATAGAGTTTTATCAAATTTAATTACAATAGAATATGAATATCAAGGAGACGAAGAAGCTTATAATCCAAGCTGGGCACAAAGCAGTTGAAGAGCTAATAAACGTTGCTAAAGAAAAAATAATTACAAACACAGAAGATGATGTTAGTACTGATAGATTAAAAAATGCTGCAGCTACTAAAAAATTAGCTATATTTGATGCGTTTGAAATATTAAATAGAATACAAGAAGAAGAGAATATACTTGAAGGTAAAGAAACAGAAACAAAAGAAAGAGTATTTAAAGGCTTTGCTGAAGGTAGATCAAGATGAGTTACGAACAAACATTAGTTAAAATAATAGAACCTATTAAACGTACGACTTTAACTCGTATGAATAGAGGTAAAAAATGGAAATATGGATATAATAAAGAACACGATATTATCGTTATATCAAAAAGCGGCACAGTTGGCGAAATCATTGAAGTGCAAGGTTTACGAATTGCTTTACCAAAAGTGCCAGCCAACGTGCACGTGCATGCCAAGCAAAAATGGCAAAAGCTAGAATATCCAAAAGAATTATCTAAATTAAAAAATATATTTGACTGGAGATCGTATCCTGAAGAAGCAAAGGAAAAGTGGTTTGATTATATAGATAAAGAGTTTAAACATAGAGAAGAAGGTTTTTGGTTTAACAACAATGGTAAGCCAACGTACATAACAGGTAGTCACTACATGTATTTACAATGGAGTAAAATAGATGTAGGTGCACCAGACTTTAGAGAAGCTAATAGAATATTTTATATATTCTGGGAAGCTTGTAAAGCAGATAAAAGATGTTATGGTATGTGTTATCTTAAAAATAGAAGATCTGGTTTTTCATTTATGTCATCAGCTGAAGCTGTTAATTTAGCTACATTAGCTAGCGACAGTAGATACGGTATATTATCAAAAAGTGGTGCAGATGCTAAAAAAATGTTTACAGATAAAGTTGTACCAATATCGGTCAACTATCCTTTCTTTTTTAAACCGATTCAAGATGGTATGGACAGGCCTAAGTCTGAGCTTGCTTATAGGGTTCCTGCAAGTAAGTTTACGCGTAAAAAAATTACTGCTAATGAACAGCAGGAAGACTTGGTTGGACTTGATACTACTATTGACTGGAAAAATACAGGTGACAACAGTTATGATGGAGAAAAGCTTAATCTGTTAGTACACGATGAAAGTGGTAAGTGGGAAAGACCAGATAATATATTAAATAATTGGAGAGTTACAAAAACGTGTTTACGTTTAGGTAGTAGAATAGTAGGTAAGTGCATGATGGGTAGTACTAGCAACTCGCTAGACAAAGGCGGTGATAACTTTAAAAAACTATACAATGATTCAGATGTATCAAGACGAAATCGTAATGGACAAACAAAGTCTGGCTTATATTCTCTCTTTATCCCAATGGAGTGGAACTACGAAGGCTTTATTGATGAACACGGAAATCCAGTCTTTGATAATCCAGATAATGATGTATACGGACCACACGGAGAATTAATAGATTATGGAATAATAGATCATTGGCAAAACGAAGCTGACGGTTTAAAACAAGATCAAGATGCTTTAAATGAATTTTATCGTCAGTTTCCAAGAACTGAAGAGCATGCGTTTAGAGATGAAACAAAAAATAGTATATTTAATTTAGTTAAAATATACGAACAAATAGATTACAATGAAGGTGTAAAACCTGCTGTTAGCATAGGTAACTTTCAATGGGTTAATGGAGTAAAAGATACACAAGTAATATTTTACCCTGATCCAAAAGGTAGATTTAATATAACTTGGGTGCCACCTTCTAATATGCAAAATAAAATTGTAATTAAAAACGGTGTTAAACACCCAGGTAATGAACACGTAGGTGCTTTTGGTTGTGACAGTTACGATATTAGCGGTACTGTAGATGGTAAAGGTTCTAAAGGAGCTTTGCACGGTTTAACTAAGTTTAGCATGGAAGATGCACCACCAAATCAATTTTTCTTAGAATATTTAGCTAGACCACAAACAGCTGATATATTTTTTGAAGATGTTTTAATGGCTTTAGTTTTTTACGGTATGCCAATACTTGCAGAAAATAATAAACCTCGACTGTTATATTATTTAAGACGTAGAGGTTATAGAGGTTACAGTATGAACAGGCCTGATAAAATATGGAACAAATTATCTACCGCAGAAAAAGAAATAGGTGGAATACCTAATTCAAGTGAAGATATTAAGCAAGCACATGCCGCTGCTATTGAAATGTATATACAAGGCCATGTTGGTCAAATGCAAACAGACAATTACGGCAGTATGTACTTTAACAAAACATTAAACGATTGGAGTAGGTTTGATATAAATAAAAGAACTGCTTTTGATGCTAGTATTAGTTCTGGACTAGCTATTATGGCTTGTAATAGACATTTGTATAAACCTAATCCAAACATAGAAAAACCTAAACTAAACATAAGTATATCTAAGTATTCTAATACTGGAAGCTTATCAAAAATAATAAAATAAATATATGGCAGAGTCTGTTGTAAAAAGTTATTTCCCAAGTCAAGTAGTAAGCGATGCTGAAAAGCTGAGCTATGACTACGGATTAAAAGTAGCTAAAGCTATTGAAACTGAATGGTTTTATAATGATTATAATCAAACAAGGTATACTACAAATAAAAACAATTATCATAATTTAAGGTTGTATGCTAGAGGTGAACAATCAATAAAAAAATACAAAGATGAATTATCTATTAATGGTGATTTGTCTTATCTTAATTTAGACTGGACGCCAGTTCCAATAATACCTAAGTTTGTTGATATAGTTGTAAATGGTTTAGCTGAACGTATGTATGATATAAAAGCTTATTCTCAAGATCCTTTTGGTGTCGAGCAAAGAACTAAATACATGCAGTCTTTAATGAACGATATAAGTGCAAGATCACTAGATGAATATATAGCTGAAAACTTACAAATAGATTTAAGAGAAAATAAAGGTGAAGACCTACCTACAAATGAGCAAGAGCTTTCTTTACACATGCAGCTTAATTATAAACAGTCTGTTGAATTAGCTGAAGAACAAGCAATAAACACTTTGTTTGAAGGTAGTAAATATGAATTAACTAAAAAACGCTTTTATTACGATCTTACAGTTTTAGGTATTGGCGCTGTTAAAACTAACTTTAACACTTCTCAAGGAGTTACTGTAGAATATGTTGATCCTGCAGATTTAGTTTATTCATATACTGAATCACCATACTTTGATGATATATATTATGTTGGTGAAATAAAAACTATACCTGTAAACGAATTATTAAAACAATTTCCTTTTTTAACTCAAGAAGAGTTAGAGGATATAGTTAAAAATAAAAACTATAATAACGCTAACAACTACGGTCAAGGCACAACTCATTATAGAGAAGTTGATAATAACAAAGTTCATGTTTTATATTTTAATTATAAAACTTATATGAACGAAGTTTATAAAGTAAAAGAAACTGGTAGTGGTGCAGATAAAGCTATAGAAAAAGATGATAGTTTTGATCCGCCAGAAAGTAAAGAAGGTAACTTTAGCAAAATACAAAGAAACATAGAGGTTTTATATGAAGGTGCTTTGATATTAGGTACTAATAAACTTTTAAAATGGCAAATGGTTTCTAACATGATGAGACCTAAAAGTGATTTTACTAAAGTAAAAATGAACTATGCTATTGTAGCGCCACGTATGTATAAAGGTAAAATTGAAAGTTTAGTTAGACGTATAACTGGATTTGCTGATATGATACAGCTTACGCATTTAAAACTTCAACAAGTATTATCACGCATGGTTCCAGACGGTGTTTATTTAGACGCTGATGGTTTAGCTGAAATAGATTTAGGTAACGGTACTAATTACAACCCACAAGAAGCATTAAACATGTTCTTCCAAACTGGTAGTGTTATTGGTAGATCTTTTACACAAGATGGTGATGTAAATCCTGGCAAAGTACCTATACAAGAAATAACAAGTGGTAGTGGTGGTAATAAAATATCAGCTCTTATAGCTAATTATAATTATTACTTACAAATGATTAGAGATACTACCGGACTTAACGAAGCTAGAGATGGTAGTACACCAGATAAAAACGCTTTAGTTGGTATACAAAAATTAGCGGCTGCTAATAGCAATACAGCTACAAGACATATATTACAATCAGGTTTATTTTTAACTTCAGAAATGGCAGAGTGTTTATCTCTCAGAATATCTGATATTATAGAATATTCACCAACAAGAGATGCTTTTATACAAGCAATAGGTGCTCACAACGTAGCTACTCTTGAAGAAATGCAAAACTTACATTTATATGATTTTGGTATATTTATAGAATTAGCACCTGATGAACAAGAAAAATCAATGCTTGAAAATAATATACAAGTAGCGCTTGCGCAACAAAATATAGAGCTTGAAGATGCTATTGATATTAGAGAAATAAAAAATATAAAACTTGCTAATCAATTACTTAAAGTTCGTAGAAAAAAGAAAATAGCAAGAGATCAGTTAATAGCGCAACAAAATATACAAGCTCAAGCTGAAGCAAATGCGCAGGCACAACAAGTAGCTGCACAAGCAGAAGTACAAAAAAATCAAGCTTTAACAGAGTCTAAAGCAGCTTTAGCAAATGTTGAAATGTCACTTGAAATACAAAAGATGCAGGCTGAAATGGAAATGAAAAAACAGTTAATGCAACAAGAGTTTGATTATAACATGCAGCTTAAAAAAATAGAAGCTGATACTATTAGTGGTAAAGAAAAACAAAAAGAAGATCGTAAAGATGAAAGAACTAGAATACAAGCTAGTCAACAAAGTGAATTAATCGATCAAAGAAATAGTGGTAAAGCACCTAAAAATTTCGAGTCTATAGGTAATGATAATATAGGTGGAGGTTTTGATTTAAGTGACTTTAGCCCAGTTTAAAATTATTAATTATTATTATATTATATTATGGAAGAAAACAAAGATGTAGTTGAAGAAACTACACAAGCAACTGAACAACCAGTTGAAGAAAGTAAATTTGATAGCGCTGGAGATGACAGCGTTTATAAAGTAGATTTAAGTAAACCACCAAAAACAAAAGAAGATGCCGTTCCAGAGCAAAGCACAGATGAGGTTCCTGTACGCGACGAACAAGCCGCTAGCGGAGAAGTTCAGGAAGAAAACGAAAAAGTCGTTGAAGAACTTACCGGAGAAAGCTCCGACAAGGTTCAAGATGAAACGCCAGTTATTGAAGAAATAACTGATGAAAAAGTAGAAGAAAAAGTTGAAGAGTTAGTTGAAGAAACTAAAGAAGCTATAGCTGAAGCTCAAGAAACTGGAAAAGAACTTCCTGAAAACGTTCAAAAGTTAATGAACTTCATGGAAGAAACTGGTGGTAGTTTAGAAGATTATGTTCGTTTAAACCAAGATTATTCTCAATACGATGATATGACTATATTAAGAGAATATTATAAACAAACTAAAAAACATCTTGATGATGATGAGATTAGTTTTTTAATGGACGACTCGTTTTCATACGACGAAGAAATAGACGAACCAAAAGATATTAAAAAGAAAAAAATAGCGTTAAAAGAGCAAGTTGCCAGCGCTAAAGCCTATTTAGACGGGCAAAAGTCTAAGTACTATGAAGAAATCAAAGCTGGGTCAAAGTTGACCGGTGAACAACAAAAAGCTGTAGAGTTCTTTAATAGATATAACAAGGAATCAGAAGAAAGTCAAAAAGTTGTAGAACAACAAACTAAAACTTTTAAAATGAAAACTGACAATTTTTTTAATCAAGACTTTAAAGGTTTTGAATATAATGTTGGTGAAAAAAGATATAGGTTTAATGTTAAAAATACAAACGAAATAAAAGACAATCAAAGCGATATTAATAATTTTGTCAAAAAGTTTTTGAACGAAAAAAATGAAATGTCAGATGCTGCAGGTTATCACAAATCTTTGTTTACAGCAATGAATCCTGATGCTATTGCAAAACACTTTTATGAGCAAGGTAAATCCGATGCTTTAAAAGCTAGTATTGCTAAATCTAAAAATGTTGATATGAATCCAAGACAAGCTTTTGGTGAAGTAAAAGCAGGAGGATTAAAATTTAAAGTATTAGGTGATGACTCAAATGATTTTAAGTTTAAAATTAAAAACAAATAAATAACAATTTAAAATTACAAAATTATGGCAATTACTCCGGGTGCTAATTTGAACTTAACGCCACTTCCACAGAAGTATGCAGATGTTTCAAATTACATCGATTTTACTGCGTCTGGTACAAACTGGTCGCAACAATACCTTCCGGACCTAATGGAGAAAGAAGCAGAGGTTTTTGGTAAAAGAACTATCTCTGGTTTCTTAGCTCAAATAGGTGCAGAAGAAGCAATGACTGCTGATCAAGTTGTTTGGTCAGAGCAAGGTAGATTACACTTACACTACAATGGTACAA